AGCATCGGCGACGGAGGCACTCACCCCCGAACAAATCCAGTATATCATTATGGAAAACAAAATACTCAAAGAACTCTTGAAGAACGCGATTCAGGGCCACCATCCAGCGGCGTCGCCGGCGCCACCGAATCATTCCGTATAATACTTCGTCAAATACTTATCATAATCCACTGGTAAATATTTATTATCCTTGATTGGGATTTTATGAAACGACACATACGACCGATTATATAAATCCACCCCACGATTCACCCGGTCGGCGATGTTCGCTACATTGGTAGTATCACTATTATTCAATTCCTGATGCGACCAACTCTCTATCTTATTCTTCATAAACTCATAATCGCCGAAATATGAGAGATGCCAGCCGCCTTCGGCGATATGCGGGCAATTCGTAATCCCGCGTATCGTACTACACGTCTGATTCGTTTCTTTATAAAATGTGTATGTAAGTATTTTCGGCCATTCGCATTTCTCCGTATACCTAACGTGTAAATTATAGTAATACAAATCCATATCAAGAATACTGATACCGACATCTGTCATCGACGCCGGGGCGCCGTCGTATTTGATACGTCTTACCGTATTCGGATCAGGGATTTCATCCAGGTCGGTTATCATTAGAATATCCGACTCACCTAATGGGTCGCTGCCGCACACTTTCGCGAATCCGGCTGCTATCGCGTTTCTTTGCCATTCTTCGTTTTTCCACTGCTGGCCTGCGCCGATATTGATATTGGGGTGGATATACGGCATATCGTCCACGATAATATGAATGATTTTATGACTGTATTCCGCATATTGGGCTGCGTTGTCCCTAAAAATCAACGGTTTCTCCTTCCCGACGAAAGTATGCGTGCTTTCCACAATGACGAAATAGTCGACGAGGTCGTCGAGGAGTTTCAACCGGTAGGACAAGAGTTCAAGCTCATTGTAGAAGATGAACCCGTCGATTATTTTGCGGCGGTGGCGGCGGTGGCGGCGGTGGCGGCGGTGGCGGTGGCGGTGGCGGTGGACATTGGAATGCTACTATTATTATTACTTGCGATTATAGAATAGGAAGGTATAAATATGTGTAAAATGGAACGAAGTAAAGAAAACCGATCGGTTCAAAAATAAAATCAATACGATATGTATATAAATATTATTGTTGTGAATATTTATATATAAAATATGTCGAACCCGGATAAAGATTATTCAAACACAATTGTCTACAAGATAACATGTAAAGACCCGAATATTAAAGATGTGTATGTAGGTCATACGATAAATTTCGTTCAGAGGAAAAAAGCGCATCAGCTATCTTGTATGAATAGTAATTATCCAGGCCATAACTGTAAGGTATATAAAGTAATAAGAAATAATGGTGGATGGGATAACTGGAATATGGCAATAGTTGGTTTTTATGATTGTAAAGATATTTATGAAGCCAGACAAAAAGAACAAGAACATTTCGTCGCATTAAACGCAACATTGAATAGCGTTGAACCACTACCCCCGCCACACACAAAGAAAATGCCTTCAAGTACTAAAGAAAACAAAAAAGATAATCGTATATATATTTATTGTGAAAAATGCGACATCAACTGTGTTAATTATTATAAGTATAAGCGCCACATAGCCACTAATAAACATAAACAATTACATTCACTTGACGAAACACCATCAAACCTAACACCAAATACGGTTAATTCTACTTGTGATAATGAATATGAAAACCATACAGGTTCAGCAACCCATAACATAGAGTGTTTCATAAATAATACACCTAACGTTGCCTCCATTTTTTCATCAGTTATTAATAATTCAAACAGCGATTCGCCAATTACAGATGATATAATAAGCAATAATGATAAAGTAATAATATCAAAGGATATATTTATGACAATAATGACAGATTGCCAAGAAATGATGAAAAAAATAAATTCATTATCAAACTATTGCGCTATAAATAATACCAAACCGCTAGCCTCGCCTATCATTAATAACAATGACTCATTTAATATGAAATTATTCCTCAATACGAAATGTAAAGACGCAATGAATATAAAAGACTTTGTAAATTCCATTCATATTAACATTAATGACTTAGAAAATCTTGTAGATACAGGTTACGTTAAAGGAGTGTCAAACATCCTTATTCATAATCTTGAAAATTTAGATGTATACAAACGCCCGGTTCATTGTAGTGATATCAAACGCCACACATTATACGTGAAAGATAATAACAATTGGGAACGAGGTAATTATAATCATCAAAAAATGGCGAATGCTGTCATTGCGTTAGAAGAGAAGATCGGTTCATTCATTAATTACTTGGTAATAGAGAAGCCGAATAGTATGAATTGCCACATAGACGATTATCAAACGTATTTGAAATGGTGGAACGCAATAACACAATATAATACAAACAACAAAGTATCCAAGGTCATAAAGAATGTAGCAAATAAAGTTGCTGTTAATAAGATGTTAGAACGGATAATTTCAAATAATAAAGAAGAAAATGAAGAAAATGAAGAAAATGAAGAAAATGAAGAAAATGAAGAAAATGAAGAAAATGAAGAAAATGAAGAAAATGAAGAAGACTATAATAATCGTTTTTATTGTAAAATTTGTGACTTTAGATGCTCTTACAAAAGCAATTACGATATACATACTTCTACCCGCAAACATCAGACAATGGTTAAACACGAAGGTTTACTCGTAGAGGCGGCCACAGGTCATTCAACTGCGCAGACAGCGATTCCTTCAAATACATGTAGATACTGTAATAAAAGATATGCTCACCTTTCTGCGTTAAGTCGTCATAAGAGAACGTGTCCTATGACAACCGAAACCGAAACCGAAACAGCGACCGCGACCGAAACAGCGACCGCGACCGCAACCGCGACCGAAACCGAAACCGCGACCACGACTCAAAATATCACACACGATATGTATAATAAACTAATAGGTTTAATAGAAGAGGTAAAGAATAGCAATAAAAATAGTGATTCAAACCTGGCTACTAGTAATTCTGATGAGAATATTAAAGTAAATATTACAGACTTTCAAAATACATTGGTTCATACTACAAATTTTATGAAAGAAATGATGTTGATGATGACAACCCAATTACATTCTAAAATGATGGAAATAAGTAAACATGCCAATAATGCCCCCGCCCCCGCCACAGCCCCGTCCTCCATCGGAGTCGCAACAAACGGCGACCATAACACCAACACCATCAACGCAAACACCATCAATAGCAACAACAACTCATTCAATATGAATGTGTTCCTCAACGAGCAATGTAAGGACGCAATGAATATGAAGGATTTCGTGAATTCCATTCAACTGAACCTGACCGACCTGGAAAACGTTGGGAATCTGGGCTACGTAAAGGGAATGTCAAACATCCTGATAGACAACCTCCAAAAGATGGACGTATACAAGCGCCCGGTCCATTGTAGCGACGTCAAGCGCGATACCTTATACGTGAAGGAGAACAATGAGTGGGCGCGGGACGGCCCCGACCATCCGAAAATGGTGAACGCGGTCCTGGCGGTGGAACACAAGAATGTGGCGCTGGTGAGTGAATGGGCAAAAGCCAACCCGCGCTGTATGAATAGCAACACTCGTGAGAATGAACGGTATATGAAACTCTCCAAGGCAGCCACCGATGGGGAAAAGGAGGGCAACATCGCCAAGGTCATAAAGAGAGTGGCAAAGAATGTCACCATTGATAAGGAACCGAATACGATTGAATGACCGTGACCGTGACCGTGACCGTGACCGTGACCGTGATTGTAAGGGTATATAAACATATTTTCGTATAATTATTATACGAAAATGTCAATTCCCGATAAAGATTATTCAAACACGATTGTATATAAGATAACGTGTAAAGACCCGAATATTCAGGATGTATATGTAGGGCATACGGTCAATTTCGTCCAGCGCAAAAAATCCCACCAGCTATCTTGTATGAATAGTAATTATCCAAACCACAACTGTAAGGTGTATAAAGTAATAAGAAATAATGGTGGATGGGATAACTGGAATATGGGTATAATCGCATTCTATAACTGTAAAGACCTCGATGAAGCACGGCAAAAAGAACAGGAACATTTCGTTGCGTTGAACGCGACAATGAATAGTGTTGAACCGTTTCCATCAAAATCAGTAAACCGCGTAAAACGAGTAAACCGCGTAAAATGTGTAAAACGTGTAAGACCCGTAGGGTCCAATACAATTATGCCTAATGGAAAAAAACGTGTTTATATTTGCGAAAAATGTGACTTTATATGCTCTAAACAAAGTATATACAACAAACATTTAGAGACTACCAAGCACAAAACTAACAGATATATCCTACCCACCACCCCTGACAGCAATAACATAGGGTATGTATGCCCCTATTGCTTAAAATCCTATAAATATCATTCAGGAATATGGCGACACAAAAAAGAATGTAAGCACAATAACTCCTATTTACAAGACGGCGAATCCGAAGAACACGACGAATCCGACGAACACGACGAACACGAAGACCATACACTACAAACCGATAATGTAATTATACGTAATAAAGTAAATAATTGTCAACGAACCATAGACAAGCAAATTAAAGATCTTACTGCTGAAAATCGTCAAATGAAAATAGAGATGGCGAGGATGGCGACAATGATTACAATCATATCAAATAACTCGCAACTCCAACTACAGGTATTAGAAATGATGAAGATAAACCAATCGTTACAAGTGAGTAATACACCCGCACCCCCAGCCTCAAACACCACCAACAACTCATTCAATATGAACCGGTTCCTCAATGAGAAATGTAAGGATGCGATGAATATGAAGGACTTCGTGAATTCTATCCAGTTGAACCTCACCGACCTGGAGAATGTGGAACGGGATGGTTATGTAAAAGGAATGTCAAACATCCTGATAGACAATCTCCAAAAGATGGATGAGTGCGAGCGCCCACTCCATTGTAGCGACGCCAAGCGCGAGACCTTATACGTGAGGGTGGATAATCAATGGGAACGGGATGGACCCAACCATCCGAAAATGGCGAATGCCGTCCGTGCGTTGGAAGAGAAGAACGGGGCGCTTATAGAAGAATGGGCGAATCAGCATCCAAACTGTATAAATGACGGCACACGTGAGAACAAACGGTATTTGAAAATAAGTAACGCGATATCACTAGGCAACATCGCCAAGGTCATACGCCGCGTGGCGAAGAAGGTAACCATTGATAAGGATACGCCACAACATCCAGCAGATACTACGTAATCATAATCATAATGATAATCATAATAATCATAATCATAATAATCATAATAACGAATAACATTGCGCCGCGAAATACTCCTCGGCCGGATGAAGAAGGGCTCCCGCGCCGCTTTTACACTCAATCTCTCGGACGATGCCGCGCAAGGTCTCCACATCGGCCGCCGCCGAACCATCGCCGCCGTGAATATACGCGTCTATGTCTGCTCGCGTCGGATTGGCATTAGCGGCAGCGTCAGCGGACGGGGGAATAAGTTGGACCATCTTCGTTAAACGTTGATGTGTATTGATGTAATATAAACGCGATGCGGGTTTATATGACATTATTTCATAGAATATAATAACACACACCCACCAATGCCCCCAACCACCCTTCTCGCGCTAATGCTCGCCACATACGCGATTCCAATCGTGTTCGTTTATTACAAATACAGCACCGCCACCGCCACAGCCGCCCGTAGCATATCTAGCATCATCACCAGTAAGGAACCCTTCATAACGTTGTCTGAAAATGCCCCCCCCCATCCATCACGACCGCATTCCAAACCCGGCACTTTATCGCAGCGTGTATGCTCTTGATGGCGGTGTTCACCCTAGCCTATGAATACCAACGATGCGTCACACAACACGCGCAGTGGTCCCTCTTCGCCATCATCGCGCTCCTCATCGGTATATTCGGGGTTATTTTCATCCCCGAACACGATTCCACCCATTACATCTTCGCAGCCACGGCATTCTTCGCGATAGTCGGGTTTATGGTGGGACATACCTACTACGGCACCGCCGCCGCCGCCGCCGCCGCAGACACCCTCCGCATCCTCCTTTACGCGCAATTCCTCTTTATGGTCGTCACCGTCATCGGGGTCATCCAGGACGCACCCATCTTCGCGTCCGAAGTGCTCTTCCTCCTGAATTTCGCCATCTTTTACTTATACCTCCACTATACATTTTCCATTTCTACGCCGTCGTCGCCGTCGTCTAGCATCCGATGACGGTCTATGTCCCGATTCACGCCCAGCCGATAATCCCGTATATACTGATACAATAAGAGCCCGCCAGACGCCGCCAAAAACACGAGCGACACACCAATCGTCGCATCAAACGGTTCTTTGAAACACACGAACGAATAGGTGAGCTGAATCACGCGCCGCATGATATCCAATCCGCTGAGTAATATATTCGCGGGGATGATGCTATTTTTATTATTGAGAATGTATATTTTGTTGAACATATAAAGCTGTAGCCCAAACGCGATGAAGAAATACATTGTTATCGTGGACGGGTTAAATGGCGGCGCGTTTTTCACGGTATAAACCACCGCCCACGGAGCCGCAATGACGAAATATGTCGCCTGAAACACGATTTGGAAATCAATATTGGTCATAATATCGCCGTGCTTCGACATTGAATACTCTATCACATTATTGTATGCGGAATTCAAACCGCACGACACCAATATAATCACGGTGTTTTGGGCTACGGCTCCGCCTCCGCCGACTCCGCCTCCGCCGCCGCCCTGATACTGAAATATATACTGCGTTGCCACGATCACGTGGGACACCACTAACGCCGCGCAACTCGCATAATAAAGTCGTGTCACCGGTTTTTTCAGTAAATACTTGAACCACGGAATATTGAAAATAATGAATCCGGACCGCAGGATGGTATAATAACTCAATGTAACGGTATTCAGCGCGTAAAACACAAATACGGTCTCAATGGTGTAAAGGATGCCCGTTATGACGGGATATTTCAGCACATTTCGGCGCTCGGGCTCCATATATGACCTAATTTTAGCCCACGAGAATTTATGGATGAAAAAGCAGCTGTAAAATGGGGTGAACATCAGACTCAATAGAACATTGAACCATTCGTTCTTGTAGTCGTAGTTGTTTGTAATATACTTCATACAGATGAGATATTCGGTCAGTGTGGCGACGAAGAATATGGAGTTTAGGATGAGGAGCCAGGCCATACAAGAGTCCACGTGTCGTTGTAGTAGTGACACGGAATAGTTCTATATCGGTATCGGTATCGGTATCGGTATACGTGTATGTATCAGCAGACGTATAGTGATATAAACGGATGACCATACATACATACATACTACTGGTTATGTCAAAAAGTAAATACAACAACACAAATGCGGCGGGAGTGAGAATACCCGACTGTCAGGATTGGACACCGGTGTCATTGAGTAAGAATCGCCCCGCTACTGTCGGCACCTCGCTCGCCTCCTCGTCCTCGTCCACTGCCGCCGCATCCGCCGCCAACGACATCCCCAAAAAGACGAAGTATATCGCCAAAGCCACCAGCGATACCATCCGCCAAGCGCGATGCGACAAGAAACTCACGCAAAAGGAACTCGCGCAGAAATGTAATATGGACGTCTCTATTATCGCGGAGATTGAGCGCGGCGGCAATTGCGTCTACAACCCGACCCACGTCAATAAAATCCAGTCGGTTCTCGGCGTGAAGATTCCGCGCGCGTAACGTATAAAATTGAACTGTAATAAATAATAATAACATACATAAACAACCGTGTATATTATTGAATAATGTCCGCCACCGCCACCGCCGCACCCCCTCCCTCGAAAATCCAACGCCTGAATTATATCGGGTCCAAATACCAGCTCCTCGGATGGCTTACCGATTATATGAAAGAGAAAACCGGTTTCACATCGTTTCAAAACAAGACCGTCGCTGACCTCTTCGCGGGGACAGGTGTCGTCTCTCACCATTTCCGACTCCAAGGCGCGACAGTTTACACCAATGACTCCGAATTATATAGCGCGGTCATCGCCCACGCATTTACGCGGTCGTTTTATACAGAGCGTGTCCGCCAGGTGATCGCCGAAATGAATGCCCACGCCGCCCACGCACCCCCCGGATTTGTCACGCGACACTATAGCCCCTATGAAGACAATGAGCGTATGTTCTTCACGGTTGAAAATGCGCGCAGGATTGACGCGGTCAGGGCGATGCTAGAATCCGCCGCCACCGCCACTACTGACGCGGGACTGACCCACGACGAGTATCAATTCATCCTCGCGTCTATTCTAATTAGCGCCGACGCAGTGAGTAATGTCCCCGCAGTCTACGGGTGCTATCTCAAGAACTTCAAGGCCAAGGCGACGAAACCGTTTGTCATAATGCCGATACATACGATTCCCGCGTCCGCTTCCTCGTCCGCTTCCTCGTCCGCTTCCTCGTCCGCTTCCTCGTCCGCTTCCTCGTCCGCTTCCTCGTCCGCTTCCTCGTCCGCTTCCTCGTCCGCTTGCGCCGCGTTCCATACCGACGTCATCGCCAACCCCGCTTTCCTCGCCACCACCCTCCCCCCCGTAGATATCGCGTATTTGGACCCCCCATATAATGAACGCCAGTATTCCAAGAACTATTTCCCGCTGAATATTATTGCGAAGACCCCCGCAGAACTCGCCGCAGAGCCCCCCTTAAAAGGCAAAACCGGTATTCCCACCGACTGCTTTCTGTCCGCATTCTGCCGCAAAGGCGCCGCTGCGGAAACGGCATTTGATACCCTGATTCGTGATCTACGCGCCAAATGGGTGTTCTTGTCGTATAGCAGCGAAAGCATCGTCTCCAAGGATAAAATGATGGAAATTCTCTCGCGATATGGAACAGTATCCGTCATTGAGCGCGAATACAAAAGGTTCAAGTCGTTTGAGTATAATGAAGACAAGGCGGTCAATGAGTATCTGTTTTGCCTGGAAAAAAAATGGGTCGCTCCCGCTGCTCCCGCGCCCGTTATAAATCCGTTACCTTGAAATGCCCCGCAAATACATGAAGCACCTTGTCAATACACCAGCGAATCGCCATATTTTGCCGACTCTTGGTATGAAACTGGAACTCCATAATAGTGGTGGTATCACCACCGCCGCCGCCGCCGCCGCCGCCAGGCGTAACGACCCGAAGACTGGTTGAATTCGTCCATTTGTCATAAGAGCGCGACCACGAATATTGAAACGAAGCCCAGTCGGGTTGCTGACCCACCACCGGCGCGATGAACCGAATCTGATCGGTGTCGCGCACATAGTATACGATTGGCGAATCAAACGTATATCTCCACAACATTGGCATAATTGCGGCGATATTTTCTTGGATATATTTTTTCAAGGTGGCGGGGTCCGTCGGGTCCGATTCTACGCTTGCTACGCTACCGCTACCGCTACCGCTACCGCCGGTTCCGCTACCGCCGGCTCCGCTTACTGCTACGCACTCCTCCCAGAACTTTTGCGGGGTCGCCTGCCCCACCACTTGCGGCGCCACTTTGCCACCCTTTTTCTTATTGCTTTTTGCGGACAAGTGAAGAACCTCACCGCCGCTCTCCCCCGCCACCGCAGTGAAATCATATCGCGCACCCTTACTCGCGGTATGCGCGCACATCGGGAACAAATTGTCGGTCACGAGACGCTTCAATCGCGGCGTCAGCTTATCCACATCGGCTTGGCTGTATTGAAACGGCCCATTATAGGGGATACCGTAAGCATCGCAAATCGCCTTCTCAAAAATCTTACCGGTGTCTTCGGTCATCAGGGGTGTCGTCGTCGGATGCGTCTCCTCTGCGAGGGCGATTTCGGCCGTATTCACTTCCATTCTGCTGTAATTTACATAAAACCTGGAAAAATATTTCAATTTATTGAGAGCCCCTCTAAAACGCGTAATCAACTTAAATATTTGATATCTTAATTATACATATTACAAAGATTCAATGGGTGGAAACAAACATAAGAAGGCCAATAATGGCAACAAACACAAGAATAAGGCCGCGTCCGCATCGTCCGCGTCGTCCGATGCGAAGAAACCCGTGACTATTGCCGATATTTCCCCGGAGTTTCAGACCATTATCCTCGATTTCCTGCGCGATATCGACTGCTCATTCCCCGAGTATCACGATACCCTCGCCAGGTATTTAGGATACTCCCACGAGATGAAGCCGATGCCGGATGAGCTGTATATTGAACTGTATACACACTGCCGGGAGGTATACCCGGTCCGTTTTTTTGATATTCTGTATAAGAATGAAACCCTTTTCGCCAGCAGCACAGGACATAGCACGGCGAGCGACGCGAGCAGAGAGAGTGGAGCCGGCTCTGCTGGCGCAACGAACAACGCGACCGTCGCGGACAAAGCACACACGAACGAGACGAACGAAGAGAGGCGAGTGAGCATGCTCCCCGGCGTCGACTTCCGCGAGATTTGGGCCACCGAAGACCTCGCAGAAAACACGAAGGATATTATTTGGAAGTATCTCCAGCTGATCCTCTTTTCTATTGTAAATAATCTCTCGGATATGGGTTCCTTCGGAGATACTGCGAAGCTATTTGAGGCGATTGATGATAGCGAGCTGAAGACCAAGCTGGAGGAGGTGATTGGCGAGATGGGGTCGATGTTCGGGAATGCGGAAGCAGGCGCCGGCGCAGGAGCAGGAGCAGGAGCAGGAGCAGGAGCAGCAGGCGGAGCGGAAGGGTTGGACGAGACATTCAAGAAGGCCACCGATTTTATGAATGAAGCATTCGCGGGTGCGGCGGGCGCGACAGGCACAGGCGCCACGCCTCCCATCCCCGACGCAGGATCCATCCACGAGCATCTATCGTCTATCTTAAACGGCAAGATTGGCAAACTCGCCAAGGAAATCGCCGAAGAGACCGCCGCTGACCTGAACC